ACGAGGAATATTGTCTTCAAAACGATCATCCATCTTATAAGTTTTGAGTTTGATTTGTTCTTCAATATCATCAGGTAATTGAGCCCCTTCGCCTTCGTCAGCTTTTAACCAACGTCCTTCAAAAGGGATCATGGCAAATCTATTACGTGTAGCTTCGTCTAAACCAGCAATATCAGGAACTATATTTAAAACCATAATAGCCTTGAAAGTAGTTTCTGTACTGCCGCCGTCGACATTGCAACCACGGGCAAAGAAACTATCGCCCCCGGTTACTTTCTTAATACGTGCTCCTTTGAAACTAGTATCGTCGTCGGGTTCAGCAGAGAAAGCCACTCGTGCCCCATTAGCTTGGGCCAATTCAGGATTAGGACCGCTGCCACTTTTCTGCTGAGCACTATAAAACTCCGGTGGTAAATCGCAATAATAATCGCCAAACATTTGTCGTAACATTTTTTGAAAGACACTTTTAGAGCCGTTAGTTTCTCCTATCCACATGCGAAATATTTTTTCGGCATTGCGTCCATAAAGCATAGAGGCCACATCTTTTTTCATATATTCATTAAGAGTAGATTCGGGAAATACTTGTTTAAAATAGAGTAATAAATCTTGTACATCCCTGTGTTTATAATTGTATTCGGAACGATAAGCTACCCCTACTTTTTTGGTGATATAATCTTCTGGCTTCCCGGGACGAGTATAGGCACGGCTAGATGTTAATTCTATGACACAATTTTTAACGCCCAATAGATAAGGGTTCACATCTAATAACTTAGTTAAATTTTCTTGCCAAAAATAATCTTTAATACTTTTTACTAACGAACCTCTGTACGATTCACTTAACAATCTACTAATTAATTTACCAATCTCATTAATATTTGTTTCTAATGTTTTAGATTTCTCGGCATTTTCTCCCGAGCTAGATATGTGTCCAATGAGGTGTAATTTTTCCAAAGAAAGTTGTGCTCGAAAACGATCAAAACTAGGAATAAATCTATCTGTGATCGCTTTCCGTATAGGTATATCTTCGTTCAACAACACCAAACGGCTTTTACGAAATTCAGTCCATTTTTTACCCGTATACATATAATCTAACCAGAAAACACGATAGAATGCTTCGGCTACTAAAACATGAGCAAATTTACTAGTGATACATTGTTTTAATTTTGGTAAACACCAATTATCGTGCCAAACTTTGTATTTTTCTTCATCGTCTTGTCGTGCATACCACCCCAGCGTTTTAATAGTAATATTACTGTCGTCAAAATGTTCATATTTTAATCGACAATAAGATTTATCATAATTATCACTTTTTTCTTCGGCATAACTTGACCATATGCGAAGACCTTCTTCGTTGCCACCACAAGTATAATATAATGCTCTACCAATATCTAAAAAATAATTTTCGTTATTAAATCTTTTATCACTTAACATGTCTAATAATTCCAAGGCTATTTCTATCTCGCTGGGATTATTGTCACGATCTTCTTTTTCTGATGGAATAGAGGAAGAATGCTCTTTAACATCCAGGGAATGTTCTCTCAGTCTAGAAACACTGGTACTGAAATGTAAACTTAAAAATAAGGGTAGCAGTAAGATAGAAAGTTCGTAATTATTTTCACCATCATCTTCGCAGAGACTCTCAATTTCCTCAGTAATGCAATTCTCGTTAGCAATAAAACTATGGTTGCGAAAATTATAAATATTCTGAATAGCTAATTCGCGACAAGAGGTGTCTTCATATTCTCCGTAAACGCCACTAAAAAGTACGGGTGGTTTTTTATTGTTAGTGGTGGAGCCATAGAGACAATATACATCGTTTACATTTAATAAATGTTCAGACCAATCCCCGATAGGAGTGGACGAAATAAAATATTTTTGTAATTTCCCTTGTCTTAATTTGCTTATTAATTTTTGTCTAAATACAGTGGATAAAAATTTCTTGCCAATACGGCAAAAAGGAAATTGGAATTTTAGTCGGACATAAGTGATGTTTTGTTCTTGCCATGTTTCCGATTCTAAAACCGCGCATATATATTCGGTTTGGCGTGCTGAAACAAAGATCGTTTCACCTATAACTTCTTGATGACTATTAATAATACCGTGGATTAATTTTTTATTATAAAATTTTTCATCGGCATAATTTTTACTATCCGATTCAAAACGAAAAATAAATTCTGTTATTACTGGCATGGTATCGCCGGCCAATTCCCCCAAAGTAAAAACAGGGGAATTTTGCCAGGTATTCATGTCTTTGCAATATAATCCATCGCAATACATCTTATAAAAACTAATAACGTTATTAATGTCCACATTGTGCTTTTTGGCACTATTAAAATCAAATACTGTAAATACCGGAGTATTTATTTTAGTATTTTTTAGTATTTTGATTATTTCACTATAATTAGACATTTTTTATAACATCCATGAAATTAAAATTTCAATTAATAAAAAGATCAAAAAAATGAGAAAAATCTCGCAAAAAAGTAACCATACTTTCCCTTCTAGATGTTCTTATATCATGTTCTTGTATTAATAAATCTTTTATAGTAGTACTGTCAATACTATGCCTTACAGTGCCTTTAATATAATTATAAAATCCTCCACTTCTTTCCATGTTTGTAATATCCATAATAAATAAAATATGTATAGCATTAACAAAAATACTAAATTTATAATCACTCATAGATAGCATTTTGGAAGCCAAAATTAATTCATTGTCTTTTTCCGTATAAAGAAGTAATGATACTATTTGTTTCTTAACAGTAATAATATTTAAATTTACATTTATAAATATGTTATTAATAAATTCAGCACTATCTTCAATAGTATCAAAAATTATATTATTAACAAAGGTAGCAGACAGGCCAAGACGACATCTTAAATAAATATGATTAGATAACGCCGACCTGCTGCGTTCTAATAAATCATGTAAAATAAGAATAGACATGATTTATTTATAAATTATAATAAATTATTTTTCAATTAGAATAAAAATTATTAGCCAAAAACATATTGATTAATGAATTAGTAAAATTATGATAGTTATCTACAACATTATTATAATCATTATCTTTTTCTAAATTTTCTTTTATTAAATTGAAATTGTCTTGCATAGTTGTATTTAAATTAATATCAAGATAGCGTCCATTTAATTGTCTTCTAACTTTCTTTTTAAATTTGATAGCAGAAAGAATAGAAGCAAATACCGGTATAGTATTTCTATTATAAGGATTACGCTCGTTGGTAACTAGGTCTTCAAATTCAGGATAAGCAAAAACATAATAGACTCCTTCGTTGAATAATAAAAAGGTATCATCGATGTTATATTCATTGACAGCGGTATAAGTTAAATCTATTATTTTATCTTTTTCTTTATTATTGCCACTGCCGATGTTCATACTTTTTAATTTAATTATTTGGCTATTATTTTGGTATATCTCTTGCCAATATTCATTTAGATCCGATGACAATATTTTTTCTATTATTTTGGAGATATTTTTTTCGTTTGGTACATCGCTGGAAATAATAGGAAAACCTAATAAATAAGCAGTTAGATATTTGGGTAATATAGATAATAACCATATATCTTTATTTATTTTATCTAATTCTAAATATTTCAAAACAACTGGTATATATATTTGTTTATAATTTTTAGCTAATTCTAAATAATTTTCATAAATTAGTTTGTAGGGATATGAAAAAAATATGTTTTTACTCAACAGAGAAAGTTTTTCTGCTATAAATTTTTGAAAATAATCAGGGGCTTTTTTCTCTATAAAATTTAATCTTTTATTTAACATAGAAATATCTTTTTTCATATAATGGTTAAATCTTATATTGGGAAATAGAAAGTAATAATCAATAAAAATATCTATATTAGGTATTATTTCAGTTTTTTCTTCAAAAGTAACACACCAAGAAGGAGACCATTGATTTTTCTCATAAGGAAGTATATAATCATGCATTATTAATAAATCTTTATAATCAGTTAAAATAGGAGAAAATTTTTGATCAAATATTTCTTTCAAATATTTGATATTGCTATTTTCATTAAATATAGTTATATTTTTTAACCTATCTTGTATTTCTCTTAACATTATTAAAAAAATTATTTTATCATCTTTAAAATTATTAATATTTATATCTGAAATATTATAATTTAAATTACTAGCAAATTTTATAATTTTTTCTAACAAAGTAATAAAAATTATACCTGTTTCTTTTTGGGTAATAATATTATTTTCATAAATAGAGAAAAGATATTTGTAATTTTTGTAAAAACGCCAGGGCCACATATATCCCGGGTCTTCTTCTTTATTTTCTGTTAATATTTCAATAAAATTATTTATATTAATAGTCTTTATCTTTTTCCGTGTATATGCTAATTCTAAATTTCCATAAAGGAAAGTTTCGTATAATAAAGTATTAATCATTTTTTATAATCTAAAAAATGATTAAAGGAGCAGTATTAGTTTCGCCTAAATTTTTTATTTCCTTTATACTGATTATTATAATTGTTTGTGTTGTTTTAATTATTGTTCAACCTGGTGCTCAGATAAACAAGGGCGGTGATCTAAAAGATTTACCTGCTAATTATTTTGACCGTAAACCTGACTGGGGCGATTCTACTGGACAAGTAAAAAAAATTAGAACAACAATCGATGGCGGAATTTGTATTATTCCTCTAACAGACACCGATACGTGCAGTGTCTATACTTATGTTAATGAGTTCGCTATTGAAGTCAAACCTTCTTTAAATAGAGTTTTTGATGATCTTTATAATGGATTAGTATTTAGATCTAATATAGAAGATATTTCTTGTATAGATACTAATCAAATAGTGGCAAAAAACGCTGTTCATACTTGTAATTCTAAAATACCAAATACTTGTATTAATAGTTATGGTAATTATGTCAGTTATGGAGTATCAGAAGATTATACTGATTCTTGTCCAGGTACATTGCCTGCTTGTCCCGGTTCTAATTATAGCATATCTTGTAATTTTCAACTCTCTGATTATGACAGTTTGAATATTAATTCTAAATTTTTAGCTATAAATAATCTGGTCACTAGTACGGGGGATTATGAAAAATTAAAAAATGAAGACGGTCATTATTTTCAAGAAGGTTATTTTATCGAGGATCCAGCGGGCGGTACGAGTGGTATTTTTACACCCAATTTTTATAATACTATGTATCAATCGGCCTCAGCCAGGCAACAATTTAAAATTATACGTTATACTTACGACGGAGATAGCAAGAGTTGGTCTGAAAACATCATTGGACCTTTTGCTAAAATTATTTTTCAACCAGCCAATGCTTATTTGACTGCTGATAAAGAATATAATATTATCATGAAAACCGTGACAGATATTGATGATGATGATGCTATTCAATGGCTTATGGTACCTCCTTTAAATTTAGATCCCGGACAGTTTCCGGCCATAGATAAATTTGCAGCTGGTAATATTAAAAATTTAAGTAGCGAGGCAGAATGTTACGGGAAAGTAACAAAAGATAACGACAACTATTTTGATCCAGCAAACATATTCCCCGCTTACCAGGATATCAAAAAAGGAGACTTACGTGTAGAATTTCCTTTAAAAGCTGATTATTCTCATTATTTTCAATATAGCTCGGAACCTAATATAGTAAAAATGATATTTCCTGATACCTCAACATATCCAAAAAATATATTCAGAGCATTGAAAGGAGGTCAAGCTAGTGATCAAGCCGATTTTTATAATATTGATTTAAATGCATCACATACACACTATGTTAAATCAGATTCTACCACTAAAACAATTGCTATAAATAAAGTTGCCACTACATATTTAGTCGATACTCATGTACCTAATTATAAGACAGTCGATGGCAAGACAGTTGACGACGGTGATGACTATTATGATAATGTAAGAATAACTTTTGGCGTGTCGACTACTCCTATCGCAGATTTTAGTTATGGCAATATTTTTCAGGACGGCGAAGTTGTTTGGGAAAGTATTAATCCTGGTCAATTAATAGCTCCTTTCGATCCTGATTATTTTACAATCGGTAGTCAGTTACCAGCTGCTACCCAAATTACTATCGGTACCGCTGCAAAAGTTAAATATATCAAACCAGCAACAGGATTAGTTATTAAAATAGACACTAGCGATTTAAATTATAGTTATACTGAATTCAGCGCAGGAGTAAAACAACTTCCTTTGAATAGCAACACTACTACCTTAGGTATAACCCCGAGCAGTGACAATGCCGTCATTTCTCTTATTTTTGCTAAATCCCAAGATACTAATGGCAATTCTGTTGTTGCCATTGCTGATATTATTGTCGATGATCCTGGTTCTGGTTACAAAGATACATCTTTTGATATTAAATCCACCGCCCTGGGTGCTCCGGCTAGCGCCAGCAATGTTACCAATTTAAAATTAACTATTGATAATCAAAAAGTATTTTATACTGCTGTTTCTGTTGACACAAATAAAAAACCCTATACTATATTTACTCCCGATACGACTTTTAAAAACGGCTATTTGCAAATTCCAGAAGATAACGTTGATATTTCTAATGGAAAATTTAATCTTGTAACATCCCCCGTATCGATAGGGGCTAGTATGGGAGGCCAGGGTTATAGCAAGGACGATATAGTCTATATTAATCAACTTGATCAATATGGTAATAGTTTTTTTGGTGTTTCTTTTAATCCAGAAAATCTCACCGAGCCTAATATGAAAAAATTAGCCACCGTTCAAGTCACTGCTACTGCTGTGCCGCAACCAAGTGCCTCAACGCCAGCCAAGCATTCTTTGGTCAGATTGGGGCTTTCTTTTA